TCTATCTTTCCTTCTTCGCCCTTGGCAGACGGCTCGCCGTTGAGCCAAGCATCAGACAGGGTGTACACGGTGCCGTTCGCCATCTCGGCTGTGACAGTCATCGTTGTGCCGGTTTGCAGCTTCTCAATCGGGAAGCCGGGGACGAAGTTCGCTGACACTTTGATGTAGGGTGCCAGCGCAATTTCTTTGTAGCCTGCGGGACGATCCAGCGCCATGACGGTTTCACGCTTGACGTCGTTCAGCGGGCATTCAACGCCGCCTTCGACGCTCAGCTGCTCGCCGTCTACCTTGATGAAGCAAATACCTGCAACTCTTTTTGCCATGATGACTCTCCTTGAAACCGCTCACCCTTCGACTAGCTCAGGGCGAACGGCTGTTTCGTAATTAAGACCCGACCGGATAGTTCAGACGGAACTGGTTGAGCACTGCGAAGATGCGCAGCTGGTTGACGTAGTCAGGCGGCAGCAGCACGTTCATGCGGTTCGGGTTGTTTGCATCGATCTCGACCACCAGGTACTTGGCGAACAGCTTGCCGTTTTCGACCAGGCCATCCAGTTCCATACGTCCGTACTCGGCAGTGAGTTCACCTCGAATAACGCTGGGTGTGACGATGGCTTGTCCGGGCCCGAAGCGTGTGCCGTCTGCGGCCAATTTATGGCGCGGATATTTGCTGGTGATGATGCTGCGCAGGCGGCGAATGACGGCAGCGGACTGGTGCATGGTCTCGCTGTCCAGATAGGACGGATCGGCATAGCCGAGCGCATTCTTCTGGTAGGTGGTAATCGCACGCTCGATGTAGACACTGCCGACGCTGGTGTAGCTGGTGGCGATGCCGTTGGTCAGCAGGGTTTGGCGTTCAGTAAGCAGGAAGCGCTTGCCGGGACGTGCGGGCAGGATGGTGACGAGCTGGCCGGTTTGTGTGGGGCGAGCTACGTCGGCATTCAGGAACACCGCATTGCGCGCACCGTAGGCTGCTGCATATTCCCAGCTAGGATCCGGAACATCCGTCTCGAAGCCTGCAATGGTGCTGTGCTGGTCATTGAGCGCTGTGCCAGCCGATTGCAGGTTAGCCAGGGTACCGCGCAGGGCACTGTAGGCATGGCCGTAGATCTGGCGGGCATAGCACCAGCGTCCGGTGGTGTCGTTCATCTCGGTTGCGATGACGCCAAGACTGGTGGCATCGGTATAGGGATGGATGACGTAGTCATACTCGATATCGCCCATCGCGGTGATGGCGCCAGTGATCACCGGGTTGGTTGCACCGCTGGCCATTGCGACATAAGCCAGGCCGATACCGGCGGGCAATGCTTCGCCACCTGCGGCGCCGTAGTAGCAGTCCAGCACGGTGATGTCATTGCCGGTTGGGCCTTTCCATTTGCAGGTCAACGTGACGACTGCGCCAACAGCGTTTGCAGTGACCGGCAGATCGACGGCCGCATTGACTGCGGCGGCGATAGCTGTGGCTACTGCGGTGGCTGCGTCACTCAGCGCGACACCAACCGAGACGGTTTGGCCAGCAATATAGAACGGAATGGAGCCTGCGGCTGTTGCGGGGCCGGTAACGGTGATGGTGCCGGTGGCTACGACGCCTGCGCCTGCGTCCGCCACAGGAATGCACCAGACTTCGCCAAAGCTGTCATTGGCCCGGTACACCTCGTGCATGCGTGCCAGCATGGAGCCTTTGCCGAATAGCGTTTTTGCCTGATCGGTTTTACTGACCAGATAAGGCGTGCCCGCGACTGCTGTGCTACCTGTCACCATCTGGCCGATCAGCAAGGCGCGCTTCGCCTGGGAGAAATAGCCCGCCTGGCTGTTGTCCATTTCCGCGTAGAACAGCGGCACGCGGATATTGGTTGGGATGGTGTTGAAGCTGATGTTGCCGATAAACAGCAAGCCACCCGCCACAGCGGTATTGGTCATCAGACCGTAGTGCATGAGCGGGATCATAACGATGGCTACCAGCGCCAACATGATCCAGCGATTCTTAAATAGCGTTTGCATTGCGAGGCTCCTTTGCTTTGGGTGGTGTTCCTTCAGTTACGTCGCCATCATCTATGCGACGAAACCAGTGTTGGTTTGCTTCAACTTCTCGACCTTCGGGCGGCAGGTTGTCGCCCGTGAACGGGTCGGCCACCTGACTACCCTTTGCGGGTATCACGTACATGGTTTGTCTCCTGCGGTGGTTGTGTTACGAAAGGTTGCCGGTGATGGGCACTGTTACTTGATGCTCAATCCGGCCATCCGGGCCGGGGTATTGCACATTCGGGTCGGCCATCGGGCTGATGGCGTCCAGCTTGATGGTGACGCCATCCAGGTGCGGCAACGTGGCGGCATAAATATCTTGCCAGCCATCGGCTTGGCCGATCTCCATCTCGGCGCCAAATTCGAACTGGTACCAGAGACGCGCACGGTCGACGCTGAGCAACGACCCGCCTTCGTACACGATGCCGTTGTAGCGGTCGGTGGGTTGCCAGCCGAGCAATGCCTTCCACAGCTCGGCACGCAGCGCATCGATGCTGGATGCGCCGCCCTGCCCTTTTTCGTCGACGGTGTTGGAGACTGCAACTACGACCGCAAACGAATCGGTCATCGACTGCAGCACGTCATTTTGCGAGCGGCTTTCCTGCGGGTTGTCATCCAGCGGAATAACGAACGCAAACGGCAGCGGCAGGTTTGCGGCTTCTTCCAGGTGCTTGAACTGAGCGGCGCCGGCCACGTTGGGTGTGAGCGTCGGGCAGTAGGTTTTCAGCTGCGCGATGATGAGTTCGAGTTTCATGGCTACCTTGGAACGAGAGAATGTTTTAGAGCGTCGCTAATGCGGCCGCGCACATCCTCGCGTTTGTGATTAAGAGCTTCGGCCATAAAATTCGCCCGTTTTTTTATCGTTGGTGTTCCATAGAATAAAAAGGCAGGATAAAAAACACTGCTGGGAATACTGCGCACACCTACTTTTACCCAACCACCTCTAGTGCCGCGCGACACAATCCCGATTGCTCGTTTAAGCGCCCCAGTTACCATTCCGGGATAATCTCCAGGCAGTGAAATTGCTCTGCATGAAACCAGGCGACGCGCTTCTTTTCGTACCTGTCCTGCACCTTCAACCAATGCCTTACGCATTGAACGCCGGTCATAATCAATAGTCGTGTGGCCCAATAGACCAACATGGAATTCGATTTCACCACCATCTAAACTCATGCGATTGCTCCCAGATCCTTGGTCGTGATACGCGTGAACTGCTGCGCGTCTTCCACGTTAATGGTGTCCAGCACTCGATACCGGCGGTCATTCCATTCGACGATATGTCCGGTCGTGATGTCCTCCGGCTTTGTGCCGGTGCCATAGCGCACAAAGAACAGATCGGTCGGCACTTCGCCGGTGTTCATGCCGGCGCGAATTGCCAGGCCATGCACGGGATCGTGCTTGGCCCAGCGGGTGATGCCAGTGTCGAAGGTCTGGTTCAGTCCAAATACGCTGTTGGGCATATCTGTCCATTTACGGATGACGATGCGCCGATTGAGTTCTCCTGTATCGGGCAGCATGTCAGTACGTCGCTACGGTGTACGGGTCGAGTAGACCGTCGACATAGGGCATCTTCTCGAGCCTACCCTGCACTTCGGTGGTTTCGCCGCGATTGCGGAACAGACCGTCCAGGCGTACCAGCATCCAGTGTTTGATGCCGGGCGGTACATCGACTGCAGCGCCGTAACCGGCGGTGAATGTGATCTCTACCGCGCCTATCTGCGGTAGCGCGATCGGCCATATCTTGCCGAATACGGGGGTAATACGGGCAGGCTCCATGCTGTAATCGACCGTGTAGTCGGCAGGCGGCATGGTTTGTTGCACGCCTGACATATCGAGGTACTTGATCGATGTCACGGACTTCACCGGGCTCTTGTTGAGCAGGATGGCGTTGCGCGGAAATGCTCTGCCTTCAGAAACGCCCGACATCGACGACATGCTCATGCCAGGGAAGGCATCGCCCACATACTTCCAGGTAGCCGTCATCAGCTGACGCTGTGTAACCATCTCGGCATAGGCCCGTGCGGCGGCGATATAGATGTTCAGCAACGGGTCGCCCGTGGTGTTCACCGCAGGTGCGCCCGCCCCCAGCGCGGCATCCGCGACGTTGTCGGTGAGGCTGGTCGCGGTGTTGTTGGCGAGGGTAGAGTGATACAGGTACGTGCTGCCGTTTGCCTGCGTGCGATAGATCTTGCGGCCGGTGAC